CGCCGGAAGCGTTGCAGGGTATCCACGCCGACAACGTGCTGCTCGTCGCCGACGAAGCGTCCGGTATCCCGGAGAGTGTGTACGAAGCTGCGTCCGGTTCTATGTCCGGCCACAATGCGACGACGCTTCTCCTTGGAAACCCTACGCGAAACAGCGGTTTATTCTACGACACGCACAACCGCCTGAAGGGTGAATGGAAAACCTTCCATGTCAGTTGCCTCGACAGCCCGCGTGTGTCCGATGCGTTCGTGCGAGAGATGCAGCTACGGTATGGTGAAGACAGCCCGGCGTACCATGTGCGTGTTCTTGGTAACTTCCCGCCGCGTGAAGAAGATACCGTCATTCCTGTTGAGTTGATCGACAGCGCCATGAACCGCGAGATCAAGATTGCCAAGCAGACGAAGAGTGTGTGGGGCCTAGACGTAGCGCGTATGGGTTCGGATGCCTCCGCCCTCGCCAAGCGGCGTGGCCCAGTTGTTGAAGAGATACAGACTTGGAAAGGTCTGGACTTGATGCAGCTAACCGGCGCAGTCGTGGCCGAGTTCGAGGCGCTCGTGCCTTCCGAGCAACCTGTCGAGATATTGGTAGATAGTATCGGGTTGGGGGCCGGTGTGCTTGACCGTCTGCGCGAACTGGGTCTGCCAGCACGCGGGATCAATGTCGCGGAAAGTCCTGCGATGAAAGGGACTTACGCCAACCTACGCGCCGAATTGTGGTTCAAGTGTAAGGGGTGGCTGGCGAACCGCGATGTTAAGATACCGAAGGATGAGCAGTTGTTCGCCGAGTTGGCGTCACCGCGTTATACCTTTACGTCGTCAGGCAAGATGCAGGTCGAGAGTAAGGAAAGCATGAAGAAGCGCGGACTTCCTTCGCCGGATAAGGCGGATGCTTTGTGCCTGTGCCTCGCCACCGATGTGTCAACGATCATGCATGGATATTCGATGGCCAACAAGAGCGGAGCCTTGCGTAGGAATATAAAGGGCATTGTTTGACATAGACAAACGATGTGATATATTTGGTTTGCCCGGCAGGTTTCTCCTCTCCCTCTCCCTGCCGGGTATATGGGTGACTAGGGGTGTGCGCGGCTAGGCCGGTAATAGCGATTAGACAATTTGCTCGTTTGTCTTGAAACGCCGCCACCCCTCTTTTTTGCTTTTCTGCGAACTTTAGGTTATAGACCGCCAAAGGGAGCGTACCTGTGGAAACAAAGACCTGTTCGAAATGTGGCGAAGAAAAGCCAATCGACAATTTTTATCCCTACCGCTCCGCCTGCAAGGTTTGCCTACGCAAAGCGCAGCGCCGTCAGAGAGCCGCCCGCCCAAATTACCATCGGGCCAGTAATCTCAAACAGCGATATGGCATGAGCCTTGATGAATATCATACTATCATCGCCAATCAGAATTTTGCTTGCCCAATTTGTGAGGTAGAAATATCCGAGACATTAGGGTATAAGCAGAAACGACCAGTTGTCGTTGACCATAACCATGATACAGGGGATGTACGTGGGATACTTTGTTCGATGTGCAATATGATGTTAGGCCATGCGAGAGAAAGTACAAACATTCTCTACAAGGCCATTGTTTATTTGAGTGAGCGCGGCGCGTATACGCCAAAGAGATAGGTTTGATTGCATGGTTGCGAAGCGTTTTCAAAATCCAAAGGGCGGTCTAAATGAAGCAGGCCGTAGCCACTTCAAGAAAACCGAAGGGGCAAACCTGAAAGCGCCAGTTAAATCAGGTGATAATCCACGGAGGGCATCATTCTTAGCACGTATGGGGAACATGCCGGGGCCGGAGCGTAATGCGAAAGGCGAACCAACCCGCCTTCTCTTATCTCTGCAAGCGTGGGGTGCGTCATCTAAAGCAGACGCGAAATCCAAAGCCAAAGCCATTTCAACCCGAAACAAGGGGAAGTCCAAATGAAGATGGGACTATATGCCAACATTGCGGCCAAGAAGGCGCGGATCAAAGCTGGTTCTGGCGAAAAGATGCGCAAGCCCGGAACAAAGGATGCGCCTACTGCGGCAGCGTTTAAGGCTGCGGCTAAGACTGCAAAGGGTAAAAAGAAATGAAGAAACCAACTATGGCCGACAAGAAAGTGGCCAAGGTCATGGGCGAGTATAAACGCGGCAAATTGCACGCTGGCGTAAATCCTAAAGGCCCCGCAAAGGCTCCCTTGGCTAAATCGCGCAAACAGGCTATAGCGATTGCTCTGTCTGAAGCGGGGATGAGCAAGAAGATGAAAAAGAAATAATGCCGGGTATTCTTGATATGATTGGCTCTCAAGCCGCACCCGCACCCGCGGAGTTGTTTGTCGTCGGTAAACCGAAGGGTTTGCTAGAGGCCGGTAATATCAATGTGCTTGACCGCCCAAAGGTTAAACTTCCTGACGGCGGGGTAGCAACAGTTCACTCAATGTCCTTTCAAGATAAGAATGGCGACGAGGTTCTTGTTCCAATGGTTAGCCCTGACGGCAAAATGATGTCACAGAGTGAAGCGGTTGCCCTTTACTATAAAACGGGGCAGCATCTTGGGAAATTTAAAACTCCAGATTTGGCAACGGATTATGCTATGAAGCTGCATGATCAGCAAGCCCAGTATTACGGGATTAAATAATGGATTGCCCTATCGAAACCCAAGACGTTAAGGCAAACTTGAAGGCTCGTAACTGGGCCTTTAAGAATGTTGGCTACGGTCCCGCTAATCCCGGTGAGCCTAACAAACAGTTTTGGGCGGATAAGGCCGACATGTGGGCAACTGACGTTCCTGAGGCCAAGACAATGCGCTGCAAGAATTGCTCTGCGTTTATCCAAACACCCCGTATGCTAGAGTGCATTAAGTACGGTATCGAAAAGGGTGAGGAAGACGCATCCTATGAAGAAGAAGTTCAAGATGCAGCGAACCTTGGATATTGCGAGTTGTTTGATTTTAAGTGTGCTGGCGACCGTACATGTGATGCTTGGCTTGCTGGTGGTCCTATAACCGCTGAAATGAGCAGCCGTAAACGTGGTGCATTGGCGATGCACGGGATGGATTATCCTGAACGAGGTGAAGATTAATGGCATATCGTAATAACCGTAAGCCGAGTAAGGCCGACATGGCTAAGAACAACCGTATGTATCAGGATACTGGGGTTCCCAACGCCAACTCGGAAAACGACGACAGCGAAAATATGTCCAAAGAAACTGAGGTTGAACTCCCCGATGGGACAGAGATTTCCATTGAAGAACCAGAGATGGAAGACGAGCAGGTAGAAGAGCCTGTATCCGAAGAAGAACTTCAGAACATCATCATCGCCGAAATCGACGACGCGCAAAACTATATCGACGATGATATCTCGCCGCAGCGTGCGCTTGCAGGCCAGTACTATAAGGGCGAACCCTTCGGCAACGAAGAGGAAGGCCGGTCGCAGGCGATATCTATGGACGTGCGCGATACCGTGCAGGCCATGATGCCGTCGATTATGAAGATATTTTTCGCGGCGAACAACGTTGTCGAGTTTGCGCCGAACGGCCCAGAAGATGTTGCGACCGCGCAGCAAGCGACGGATTACGTCAACTACTGCCTGACACGCGACAACAACCTATTCAACGAATGCTATTCCACATTTAAGGACGCCCTGATCCGTAAGAACGGTATCATGAAAGTTTGGTGGAATAACGAGAAAGATGTCACGACCCACTACTTTACGGGTCTGGACGAAGCTACCTTCTCGGTCCTTCAGGCCGATGTTAATATCGAAGTTAAGGACGTAGAGATTACTTACGGCGAGACGATGGTCGAAACGCCGATGGGTATGATGGGTCAAACCCAGCCTGCGACCTACGACTGTACAGTAATCCGTACAGTTGAGAAGGGCCGTCTGTGCGTTCAGTCCGTACCGCCCGAAGAGTTTCTGATTGACCGCCGTGCGCGCTCTATCGAAACCGCCGAATTTGTGGCACACCGCCGTTACGTTACCGTATCTGATCTTGTAAAGATGGGATATGATTTTGACGAAGTGCAAGACCTTGGCTTTGAAACGCTCGACGATTTCGAAGGCAACCAAGAAGCCTTTGATCGTAACCCACAAGCGTTCGTTCAAATCACTGGCCGCACAGATACGACATCGCGCAAAGTTCTCTACATTGAGGGCTATGTGTATGTTGATATGGACGGCGACGGGATTGCGGAACTTTGCCGCGTATGCGTTGCTGGCACAGCCAACAAGGTTCTGCATTGGGAACCTTGCGACTTTATTCCGTTTGTAGACTTCTGCCCTGATCCAGAGCCGCACACATTCTTCGGCATGTCGATTGCCGATGTGACGATGGACATTCAGCTTATCAAGTCGAATATCCTGCGTAACACGCTCGACAGTTTGGCCCAGTCGATCCACCCACGCACGGGTGTTGTCGAAGGCCAAGTCAATCTCGAAGACGTAATGAACACCGAAGTCGGTGGTATTATCCGTATGCGCGCACCGGGTATGGTGCAGCCGTTCACCATGCCGTTCGTCGGGCAGCAAGCCTTCCCGATGTTGCAGTATATGGACGAACTGCGCGAGAACCGCACAGGCATTTCCAAGGCCGCGTCTGGCCTCGATGCTAACGCGCTTCAGTCTTCGACCCGCGCTGCGGTTGCGGCTACGATTACTGCTGCGGCGCAGCATATCGAACTAATCTGCCGTATCTTTGCTGAGACTGGCATGAAGAGCCTGTTCCGCAAGTCGATGCAGCTTATCGCCAAGAACCAAGACGCACCACGCATGGTGCGTTTGCGCAACACATTCGTTCCGATTGACCCGCGTGTGTGGGATACGAACATGGACGTTGTAATGA